AGCGAACATCAATAATCGCTCCTGCACTAATGTCCCCTGCTTGAATCGGATTACTATCGGTAAGCCGAATTGACCGTACCCCAATGCCATTTAAGTTAATAGTGGAAATATCAGTATTGCTATTTAACGGTCTGAACACGACCTGTAAGCCGTCGGTATAAGTAGTGATGGACGCATCGAGAGTAACGACATAACTATTAGCCGTGCCGGTATCTACAGAAAAGTTTACTGTACCGCGTTGAAGTTTAGTTTCATTTGGCAGTAATGCAAAGGCAATACCTGTCGCGGCTTTAACCGCATTAACGTCTGAAGATTTTGCTAGAGTAATCTGAGCAATATCAGCAGGAGGATTGAACGTACTCATTTTATGTCCTTACGTCATCTCGACGTTATAAATAGCGCGATTATCGATTATGGCGCATACACATTATTAAACTTACTCGTGGTTTATCTGAATTATTTAACACCCAGTGGTCAACGAGATTATTAAAACTAAATATATCGCCCACAGGAGTAATAATAGATTGTCCTTCGTAGTTAAAAGATTGGTCATCATCGGATTCCAAAGGGATTAAATATTTGTCGCAGTAATATTCTGCGTGCCAGCTATGCGCATCGTTATGACGATAAACTTGTTTACCGGCAGGAATACGGGTAATTAAAATACCACCAAATTCTGTTTTGTGAATATCATGTTTTTCACAGATAGTACGAGTAATCTTAGCGAGTTCATCTTTAAATTTTTGATCGTTAATATAAAAAACGCTATCATGAATATCATGGAATTTTAATGGGTTTTGCGGATTATAATTTTTAATATCATTATAGCGAACCCAGATATCATCCACTTCTCTATGTGGTGACATGGACGATTCAGTGCGATATTTAAATTTATTCCAAAGATAATCGTTATCAGCGATAAACTCATTAATACTTGTTACATCAACATGGATACCGGTATTTACCATATTAGGCTTACCAATAAGCACGTTATCTATATTTTCTTCATCACATTTATCAGTTGCATGAATACATAGCCAAACTACGCGACCATTAACTGCTTGAACGCTATGCTCAATACCTGCTTTGATTTCAATCACAGCAGGTGCAAAATAGGTTTCTTGAGTATTGCCTTGCCAAACAATCGCACATCCTTCAACAAGAACGCTCATATGGTCAAACGTATGAGCGTGTTGCTGTACTTCAAAGCCATCGTCAATAATGACCTCTTTGGCGTAAACTCCGCCAATAAAGTGATGTGCTTGTACGTTAAGTCCGGTGATACTCATAGTTTCCTTGTGATGATGAAATTACTGTTCCGATAAACCCACAAACAGGCTTACCTACATTCATCACTATTTTACCAACTAATCGTTTAAATGTACTGCGATTTTTTACAATGCCAAATTGCTCTGCCATTTCATACGCCCATGCTTGAACAATATAGGCAAATAACGGGATATAAATCGCATTATTACGCAAGAATTCAGTTAGCGGTTTTGCCCACGCATGATAGCCGATGAGGATTTCTGGATGAGTAGTTGCGATCAAATGCCCAAATAAAGTATCGGCATCAAATACATCATCTTCAAGATAGCCGTATTCGCGCATTAAAGTACACATTACGCTCATGCCACCGCCCTCTGGAGCAGGTGCTTGCGGTGTCGCAAAATAAGTAGAATCCTTAGCGCTCATTTGAGTTCTATTTTCAAAAAAAGAAGGACTAAGCATTCCCCTTTGAGAAGTATCTCTTGCTTGTAATTCTTGTTCAAATCGACCTAATGCAGATTGTGCATGACTTGCTTTAGATTGATTAACGTATTGACGTAATTGTTCAGTTGTTTGAGGGCTCATAATTAACCACCTGCATTAAATGAAGTAAATCTATCGTTAGTAATTTTAGCAGCATCCTTAGTAGTGGTTTCTGTATTTGAACTAGGTGGTGCAACTAGTTTACTTGCAGTAATACCTGCTGAAGATTTAGTTAAATTTGCATACATTCCCATACCCTCTGCATAATTTTTAATGTTTTCAAGTGCTTCTGATTTAGCATTATTTTTTAATGCCGCTTTACCCACTGCGCTAATGTCTGCTGTTGTATCAATTTTAAGAAAAGCGGTTTCCATAGCAGTAGTCCGATTATTAATGTAGCCTTGTAGAGCTTCTCTATCCTTTTGAGTAAACTCAGCTTGTTTGATTGTAAAATCTAAACCCGCTTGGAATTGTTTATTATCTCTTTCAAGTGTACTATTTACAATAGCCAATGATTGTTGTGCTTGTGCAGACTTATCGTTGACTAGCGTGTCAATCAATCCTTTACTAACTTGATTATAAGCAGTGATATTGCCTTGTGTAACTAGTTCATTTAATTTACGAGTTTCGTTTGCACCGTTCAACAAATCATTTAATTGAGCTTGTTGATATACAGTGCTAATTGCATTGATTTCTTTAGCATCTGCCATCAACCCATTGGCTTTTAAATTCAATACATTATTTTGCAAATTATTAGCTGCCAGTGCATTGGCTTCATTGGCTCTTGCAATAGTTTGTGCATCACCTTGAGCAATTGGCAGTGCGGCTTTAATCGCTGCGTCTTGAGCAAATCCAGCGGCAGCGCCTGTATTAAGCATACCTCTACGCGATGCTTGCAGATTAGCCGCGTTAACAGCTTGTTGGATATAAGGATTGTTCTTAGCAAGTAATCCCGATAACTGATTAGATACCATTGAATTAGGTGTCACATTGACTTCAGCTATTTTAGCCGCATCAGTCATTTTGGTGATATCACTAGTAACAGTATTAACACCTTGTTTTGCGGTATCAATCATCCCTTGGGTAATAGGTGCAACCACTGGGATAGGTTTCCCAGTTGCATCAAATCCCCCACCTAATGTGGAAGTATCTAAAGGTTTTTTAACATCTGTCCATTGTTGTGCAGTTTTAACATCAGCAGCGGCTTGTTCTGTAGCGGCTTTTTCTTGAGCTGTCTTTTCAGTAGCGGCTGCCGCTTCCGCATCAGCGGATGCTAAAGCAACTGCTGCTATCCTAGCGTCTTCTTGGGTTTTAGCATCAGCAACAGCTTGGTCAGCAATAGTCTGCGCTTGTGTTTTTTGACTAGACCATCGCGCATTGTTTGCAGGATTATTTATCAATGCAGTTTTAGCGGCTTGATATTGCTTACCAGATGTTCCACCTACCCAGTTAACAGGATTGCCTGTTACAGGATCAAGCGTTTCTTTTTGAAGAACCTCGTCTGCCCAAGTACCGAGAGTAGTTTGAATAGCTTTACCAGCAACATTCGATATGGCTTTAGTTGACTTATCAAGAGCAGATGGGTCGGAATAGTAACTACTAAGTGTATTTTGATCAAATATAGGATTACCATACGCATCGGTAACTGTTCCATATTTATTCAAATTAGCCGCTAAATTAGGATTAGTTGCTCCGCTAACTAATCCACCGTATGAATTAATATACTTTGGATCAAAAGTTTGCGTTGCCGTAGTTGGTTTTTGTACAGGTGTTCCAGACCGCAACCCCGCTGCTATTTCTTCTATTGTTGCCATTTAATTATCTCCGTCCTGTAACATATTGTGACCACCATTGGTCAGCAGCGGCATTTCGATTATCATTATAATTACCTAAGTTAACACCAGTTTGCTGGTTAGTGGGTATTTGGAAATTCTTAAAGGCATCCATAAAGCCTTGTGTTGCCTGTGTACCAAATGCTTGATTTTTGGTATCAACACCGCTAAGGATATTAGTTTTAAGCGCATCGGCACTGCTATTCCAGTTTTTCAAAAACTCTGTATTTTGACCGCTTAAAGCAGTTTGCTGTTCTCCCAATGCTGTTTTTAATTGATCCGCAGTAATGCCCTTTGGTTGAGTATTGTACCAATTAGTTAAATCAGCCGTAGTAAGAGCAGGAATGCTTCCTGTATTTATTGTACTGGGAGGACTTGTCGCAGCAGTTCCTGTTCCGGCAGCTCCTGTTCCGGCAGTTCCTGTTCCGGCAGCTCCTGTTCCGGCAGTTCCTGTTCCGGCAGTTCCTGTTCCGGCAGTTCCTGTTCCGGCAGTTCCTGTTCCGGCAGCTCCTGTTCCGGCAGTTCCTGTTCCTTGCGTATTAATTTTATTAGCCTCTACAACTGTACCTGTTCCGCCTAAATTAGCAAGCGTGTCGGCAGATGGTGTAGTTACTCCGACATTAGCCGCAGCTTGATTAGCAGCCTTTATAAAATTAATCATTGCGGCAGTATCTGACAAGTCACCTCGATAACCCAGATCAGTTGCATCCACTTCTAAAAAAGAGTTTCCTTGCGTAGTCGTTGGCGCAACATTTGTATCCGCAACTTTAGCAGTTCCTGTTCCACCTAAATTAGCAAGGGTATCAGTAGACGGTTTAGGAGCAGGTAACACAGGAGTAACTGTCGGTTGATTAGCCACAGATTGCTGAGAAGGACTATTTGCAACATCACTAAGTGTCACCGCTTGCGCCCCAAGATTGTTATTCATTCCTGTAAAATTAGTACCTGCACTTACAGATGGTATTACTGATGATGAATAAGGTACAACTGTCGGTTGATTAGCCACAGATTGCTGAGAAGGACTATTTGCAACATCACTAAGTGTCACCGCTTGCGCCCCAAGATTGTTATTCATTCCTGTAAAATTAGTACCTGCATAAGGAACAACTGAATTGGCAAACGCTGTTCCTTGCATAGCTTGATTTGCAGCTAAACTCATTAATGTTTGATTGCTGACAGGAGTACCATTAAGCACGACATTTGTATTTGGATTAGCCGCGACAGTTTTAGCCACGTCTATCAAATTATCAGTAGTATCTACATATAATTTTGCCATTTTCTTTTTCCTATTATCTATTTAGTTTTCTAGGCGTGTAATGAAGTACAATGCCCGATAAATTATGTCCTAAATCAATAGCCGAATTAGAGAAAACGACTAGACCAATGTTTGTTCCACTTCCTTGTATGCGGATTTCTGGTTGAGAAACTATCTTTCCATCATAGTAAAATTCATTCCATATCGCTTCATCCCAATAACCCCCTGCGCCTTGCAGTTCTTCATATTTAAGAAGATGAGTGGCAATAGATGGATCAGCATAAGAGAAATCTGGATTAAAGCGAATATACGAATAACCTACGGTTGAAAGCTCAACTTCAATTTTTCTAAATCGCTTGATTGCTGAGGGTGATTTTACATTATTAAATGCTGTTCTGATATAGGCTTGAATAGGTTCACCATCAAAAGATGATCCGGTATTAGCAACATAAACATAACCATCTTCATCGCCAAGTAAAACGATATCTCGCCCACTTGCATCCTCACCACTCCATGCGTAACTAATATTGATGGGATAGGTGAATTGAGAAAAGTCATGACCAGTGGTCGCAGCGCCTGTTTGCGTTACGCCCGAAGTCATTGTCATAATAATACCCGTACCGTCATTTGCATAAAACCTAACTTGGTTTTTGCTTTTATAAACCGCAGTAGCGACAATCTTTTCTCGGAAACGATCAATAACGGGTTGAATGGCTCGGCTAATGGTATCGTGTTCAAAGCCACCGAATACATAAGAAGGAACAATGCGGATAATCCCTTTATCATCAAATGAATAAAGTGCGCCAAGATTCATTAAGCCATAATGAATTGCACCAATATCTGGAGAGATTAGTTCCGCTTTGTAATTACCTGTTTGAGCATCAACGGATACTTGCCAAAAACTATCTCGACACGCAACAGCAAGGACTCCACCAACAATCGGACTCATACCGGTAACTGTATCACCAAATTCATGTATGTCTGCAAACCCTAGACTAGTCGTTCTAAAATCATGGGGATTACCAACTGCTGAAAATACAACTGCTCCAAAATAAGATAAGGCAAGTTGACCGTTAACCGCTGCAATAGTGGTCGGTGCATCAATGGTTATTTGAGTTCTAATGGGAATATACACGTCACCGTCAAACTCAAAAGCACGATTTAATGAATCTGCACCATATAATTTTTTACCATCGGACGCGGCTGAAAAGTTATGTTGAACAAACTGATAATTACCACCTTGTAGAATGCTAATTTGAGTAACAGGATTTCCACTGGGATTATCAACAACAGCGATATCAATAATACCCACTCGTATCGTATCCGCTACATTACTTGTCCATGTGCCGGTGACACTTGTGAC